GTGTGCTTGAAGCGACGACTCCATAAAGTTTTTCGTCATCTTGGAGTTCAATCGAAAAACTGGTTCCTCCAGCAAGGGCGAATCCATAGTCTAAGGTTGTAACACCTTCGCCACCAAGATAAACCGTGGTGCTTGCCGATGGGTTCTGAACATTGATGGTTTGACCGTCTTTGCCATCATAGTCAGAGGTAAGTTTGGTAGCCGTTGTACCAACTGAAATTCTTGCGTGTGATACTGCCATATAAACTCCTAAGAAAGAAAAGGGCGACTCATTTTACCGAATCGCCCTTCGCACTATTCAGCGACTTCTTTTGCTTTCTTCTTAGCCTTTGGTTTTGGTTCCTCGGCTACTGGCTCCTCGATTGGAGCGCTATCTTCAATCAATTTGATGTATCGGTTATTAGCCAAAGCCTTAGCATGGCGCCAACCTTTTACTTCTACGATGTCTCCAGCCACAAGTTTGCGACCATCAACAATCATTGATTTTAGAATTTGTGCTTTCATGTTACGCAGTTGTGTCAATCCAGCAGTATGAAAATGTTGCCGCCGCTTGGTTGATTGAACCTGCGGTTGGGTTGTAAAGATAAACGGTGACTGTATCTGCCGCTGTTACTGCCGCGCCACAGAAAATCAAGTCATCGTTGAGTGTTGATGGTGGGTTCACGATAATGATGTCGGTTGTAGCCGCACCAGTTAGTGTGAAGGTTGTTCCACCACGGGTTGTTGCGTTGATTGAAGCAGGGTCGATTTCTACTGTTCCGAACTCGATACCGTAAACCATATCGTTTGTTCCAACTTGTAATGCTCCGACTGCTACTTCGCCCTTGGAAAGTCTATTTACATTTGGCATTGATTTCTCCTAAATAAAGGAAGGGAGTGAGACCTTCAAAAGTCTCACCCCCTTCTTTGTTTGAACTAAGCGACGATGCTGGTCCAGAAGTAGCCGAGGTCTGAAGAGATAACTTTGTTATCGAAAGCCATTTCTGCTTCAACACGGTCTGACTTGATGGATTCCATACGGAACTGTGAAGTTCCGATTGTTGCGCCGAGTCCGCCTGATACGCCAGTCCATGAGAATGTGTATCCAGCGGAAGGGGTTAGTAGCCCAGGCTGAGGAGCAACATGGCAAAGAAGAGCCTTCTTACCATGAGCGAATCCGTATGCTTCGGATGCGCCTTCTGCGTTTGTTGCCTTGACTGCCTTCGCAACCATAACGCGAGGAATGTCGAACATTGCGCCCAACATATCGGTTGTGATTGTCTGTGAAGATGTGTACTTGATGCGGTCTACAAGGTCAGGGTGATTCTTGAGTGACTTGAATACATCGTATCCAAGAACAAGAGTGTTCGCTTCCATTCCTGTATTAGCAAGGATTTCTGCCTTACCTGCTTCAATGTCAGAGATTGGGTCAGATGAAGTGTAATCACTCCATTGCTTTGTCTGTCCTGAAGATGGCGCTCCGCTTACGCCTGTGATGTCGTCAGCCCATACGCCAGTTCCAAAGAAGTCAGAGACCCATTGAAGTTCACGGCGAAGAAGCAAACGGCGTGTAACGAACTCTGTTGCCTCACGAAGAGGATTCAAAGGAGCGTCAGCGTTAGCAACGGTTTGGTCATCAACATCTTTGTGGAACGCCCATACATCGCATGAGTATGTTCCAGTTGAGAGGTTGTAACCGCCACCAGCAGATTCAGTTCCAGGCGCACGGCGTTGAGCCTCATCGCGGAACCAATCGTTCTTGGTGTAAGTGAAGTATTTATCGCTCTTCTTATCGACAGGGATTACTGGGAATACCTTGTCAGCGATAAAGTTATCTTGGTTCTGTAAGTAAGCAACCGAGATATTTGTAAGAATCGCGTCCACATGGACGGAGTTGATATTTGGCTGTGGCATTTTTAGTTAGCCCCCTAGTTCGCTCTTGTTGGGTTAGAGCAGTTCACGACAGCGGTGATGACTTCATCAGCCGCTCCTGCCGCTGTAATTGCCTGACCTACAACATATTGAGTGGTATCGGTAGTAGCAATCTTGTCTGCCTTACCTGCTGAAGTAACACTAAGAAACGCTGGAAGAGAAATTGCTTCTCCCGCAACGAGTTTAGTTCCACCTGAAACAAGAACTTCTGCTTCTTGTCCTGAAGTTGGAGCATTTTGTAGAACGCCAACTGGAACATCGGTGATTGCCGCGATTGCGATTGCTTCACCTGATGAATTCAGTTTGACGAATTGATACTGCTTACTGGAAAGGTCGGCACCTGCGACGAGGGTGACCTTTACCGAGTAATTAGAGATTTCGTATGCCATGTTTTAGGCACCTTTCTCGGAGAGGTATTGGCTGTAAAGGTCAGGGTTTTTTGTAGCAATATCAGCCATTGCTTGCGCGAATGACTTTGCTACACCCTCATCAACAGCGGATTTTGCCATCGAGGTCATACGCTCGTAAGCATTTCCTTTATTGATGTCCGCGGACTTGCCGATTTCCGCAAAAATTGATGCTGATTCAGCCTGAGCATTTACTGAAGAAAGAATCTCTTCAACACTCTTTGCTAATTCTGAATCTGTTTCAGACAAGCGACGAAGCGCTGGTCCAACTTTGTCAGCATTGAGATTGAGATTAGCCCAACCCTTTGCTTTTTCAACTGCTTGTGCGTCAGCACGGGCTTCGCGTTCTGCGCGAAGTTCAGCGGTTGCTGTTTCTGCT